GCCTGAAACCTTTTGCCTGGATCAAATAACTGAGCCGCCTCATTGGCTGCATCAATCTCATCACGAATGCCCGCTACCTTTTGCGCTGCGTTTACGGCTTCATCTGAGAATTCCCCGTATTTCTGCCGTGCTACTTGTAGTTCTTGAGTCGCTTCCCTTAATTGTTTCTTGAGGGGTTTGACATCAGCGTCTAAAATGATTTTATTTTCTTCAGCCATTGGATTGGGTTTTTAAAGGTTTGGGGAATCCCCAAGAATTCCCCATTTGATTTTTACTCTGCTTCTGCTTCTTCCTTCGGGTTCTGCTCCTGCACTTGCTGTGCTAGGAATTGAATAAAGGACATCCCGTACTTGGTAGGCAGTTCTTGCGCCCATGCTTCAAGCATTTTAATCTGGTCTTCGTTAAGCGTTACTTTCATTTTGTTTTTATTTGGTTTTAAGTGAATCTATTTCTGCTTTAAGTTCTTGTACTGCTTTGATTAGGACAGGTACTATTTTGGAATAGTCAACTCCTTGCATTTGATCCCCATCCTTTTCACCACTTACTGCATAAGGCAATACCTCTGCAAGTTCATGGGCAAGTACACCATCTGTTCTATCTTCTGAATTTATCCATTTAAAATCATATACTTTCAAAGCAGATACTTTTTCAAGTCCATTAATTTCTTGAAGGTCTTCTTTCAATCTATAATCCGAAGCAGTCACATAGGAAGTAGCAGAACCATCTGTTCTAATGTAACCCACTATTCCGTTTCCATTAGAAAAAAGAATCTTATCATTTGCTGCTGTAGACCCTGTTTGATTAATATGCAGTCCTTGATTATCTCCTCCTGCATATTGAATCAATGCTTTTTCTGAGTATGTAGTAGCAGTATGCCCAATTAAAACTGCCCCCCCCGAAGTGATGCTCATTCTCGTATCTAAAGAGGTCGATGTTCCTGTCAAGAAGTTAATCGAAGCACCAACACTAGCAGTACCAATAGATGCAATTCTAATTTGTGGAGCAGTTGCAAAAACAGAAGTTGGAACATAATCAATTACAGCATTGTCTGTAACTGCCGTAAAGTTTGATGTGTTTCCTCGGAATCGGATTGAACCATTAACATCTAATCTATCTTGAGGACTATCCGTGCCTATGCCTACATTCCCCCCCGAAGTGATGCGCATCCGTTCGTTTGCTCCACCTCCTGCCCATGTCTGAATTGCATTTGTGCCGTCTTGTCTAACATACAAAGCAGCCTCATCTAGAGAAGTGCTATTTGATCTATTATCGTAAATAAATGTTTTTGCACCACTTCCCGATGATGTTCCAATTTGAACAGACCCCCCCGAAGTGATGCGCATTCTTTCGGTTAAAGTCAAAGCGGCACCTGCAGTTCCACTTGGTGCAGTTTGCCAAACATAGTCACCTGTTCCTCCCCTTGCATCATAACTCAAAGCAAATTCACCTGATTTTATATACCTCCAAGTTGATCCATCATAGTAACAATTAGAAGTCATGTAAGCATCTGATGTTGCAGTATTGCCTGAAAAAGATGCACCTAAAGCAACTTGAAAACCGCGAACAATACCCGACCATGCACTAGGAACTACGCCTATGCCTACGTTGCGACCACTTGTCAAGGTCATGATATTCCCTGAGCCTACTAAATCAAAATATAAATTATTTGCATATCCTGCTGCTGCTCCATTTCCACCAAGACCTATTTGGTAATTCCTGCCTGATGCTCCATTGTTTATTAAATCAATAAAGGTAAATCCTGTAGTTGAATTTGTAGCAGCAATTAAACTTGAATTAGTAGTTGATGAAATTGTAACATTTCCTGCAGCCGTCACGCTGCTTGAGAAGGTAGCCGCGCCTGTGGAGGCTAGGGTTAATACACTACCTACACCAACTCTTTGAATTTTAAATGACCCTGCTGATGGGTAGCCTATCGCAGTTTCTGATGGATCATTATAAATAAATCCTGTTTCAGTTGTAGATCCATTATTAAATGAAATTTTATTGCTATTTGCAGCACCTAAAATTAAGTTTGCCCTTAATGAATCAGCATTAATTGCTCCTGTTACTGATCCTGTTCCTATTGCTACATTGCCTGCTGTGGTCAAAGTAATCTGAGGAGTAGTACCTCCGGCTGCCATAGTTATAGCAGCAGCAGATACCAAAGCCAAAGGTAAAGTGCCTACGCTTTCTACTCGGTTGGTAGATCCTCCTGAATTAGGAGTCAAAAGAATAGATTGACTTGAGGCAGCAGCAATGAGTCTAGTACCGCTTTGAACATCACCGCTAAAAACTGCGGAAGTACCATTTAAAGCACCTGTCAAAGTTCCCCCTGCTAAAGGAAGATAAGCACCTAGTTGACTAGCCAAAGCAAGAGTGCCATCAGCATCCGGCAAAGTGTAATATCTTACCGCTGCATTTGTCCATTGAAGTACCCCTCCATTTGAAAGACCTTTTCCGAAGTAGATATTATTTGCACTATTGAATCCTATCTGGTTCAAGGTAGCACTACCTTCGTGAAGAGTTCCAATGTTGACCAATCTAGTCACCTGATTGCTACCTCCGGCAGAGGGTAAAGATAAGCCATTCGCGAAGGTCTTAACGCCTCCAAAAACTTGGCTACCTGTAGTGACTGCACCCCTATTCGAAGCAGAGGCATCTGGAAGATTAAAGGTGTGGGTAGTGCTTGCACTTGAGATATTGAAATCCGTGCCACTTGTACCCGTTGCGAAGTTCTGCACCTGAGCAGTCAACCCATTCAAGGCAGTCAAGCCTGTGGTGAATGTGGTGATGATTTGGCAGAGGGTATTGTTTTCTGTGTGGAGGGTAATAGTCCTACCTGAGTGAGCCACATAGTAACGGATAGCAAGCCTATCTGTAAGGGCTAGGGTAGTAGTAGGAACTGCAAGGCTAGAGAAGTATGGGGTGATATTTGTACCGAAAGCAATCAACTCAGGGCTTCCGCTGCTAGTCGCTATCAAGGTAGCCGTACCGCCTGAACTAACTTTGTATAGTTCTACATAGAAGGTAGGAGTTCCACCTCCTGAAGATGCTTGGAAGTAGGTTTCAAAATTCCAATTACCGCCTGGAATCTCAAGTAGGCTAGGATCTCCAGCATCCGTAATGAATGAGGCTATGTAGCCGTCTGCATTGATGGTGAAATCTGTGCCTGCTCCCAAAATAGGTGACTTGCTCAATTCACGATAAGCCACACCCCCGATAGTACCCTGAGATACTGATCCATTTAGGTAGTAAGAAACGGAAGCACCTCCACCACCTATACTTGAAGGGAAGTCTGCTAGGCTACCATCACCTCGGATGTACTGCGCTGTAGTTCCTGCTCCTGAAATAGTGATATTTCCTGAAGTAGTTACAGGGCTACCAGATACTGTAAAGGCAGAAGGTACTGAAAGACCTACCGAAGTTACCCCTACATCTAGGTTGTCCTGCATCCAATCCTGAAGGGTTGAAACAGTTACCTTGTTCGTAGTGGTAGCACCGCTTGCTACTATAGGAAGGACATCGTTATTAGCAATGTCCGTTCTCTCAATCAGTTGACTTATTCTCTTATCTGCCATAATTCTTAAATATAAAATCTAGAACTTCCGTTTTCCTGTAGCATATAGGCATCATTCTCAAGAAGGATGTAGTCATAGTCCACAGGGCTAATATTTCTCAGGATCTTGAATAGGGAAACGTAGGAAAGTCCGTTCGCTATCGGGTTGTATTTATCCACCTTCTCAAGTTGGAAGTAGTGAACACCTACCTTCACGATAGTTCTAAAATCTAGGTTTGAAATATCGGTAGGAGTTAGGTAGAAATATCCCTCTAAAAGCCTACTATTTCTGTCACCTATCGAAGTGATTAGCCCCTCATAATATTCCGTGTAAAGGTTATTATTTTGAGGGTATAAACCAATGCTGAAATAGACCTCCCGAGGGAAAGAGAAAAGGACATCTGTCTGAGGCTCGATAGGATCGTCTAGGTGACCTGCATAGGGATAGGTAGTATAGGCTATGTTCCCTGAAGCATACCCGATATTCCAAGAAGGGCATTCAACCTGTGGCTTCCAATATGCTATTCTAGGCTTGAAGTTGTCAGGTACTTTGACCCCATTCTCCACTTTGTAAAGGTGAATCATGATTCTACCTGCTACCTGCTCCCGCATTACAGGAGGGCTGAAGACCACCTTGACAGTCTTTGTATCAAGTATGAAATCATTGTCTATGATCGTTCTGCTTTCCCCATAAGCCTCATTGAATTTGGTCTTATAGGATGTAGACCAGTAGTCTGAATCATCATCAAAGGTAAGCCTGTATTCCTTTGCCGATAGTTCGGAAAGAGGGGTTATAGTGATGTCCTGTGATTGGTCTAGTTTATCACTCCAATCAAGTGCCTGATCTTTAAAGGTTCTGTAGAACTCATTATAAGGCACTATCTCAAGGACATTTGTCCGAAGCCTGTCCTGAGTTACATACAAGTTGTACATCGATATGATAGACTTCAAGAAATCCCTCTGCTTCATTGACTTTGGCAAGGTGTAACCTATCTTCATAGTATCCCCTTCCTCAAGTTCTACAGCCACGGGTACTGTGTTGCCTATCTTGAATGTTCCTCCAGGCTGAATCACTACCTCTGTCTGTAGTTGGGTATTCGTTCCTGATCCTGCAACCTCTCCGGTTAGCCTGATTTCAAAGTAGTCATTCAAGGCAAGATCAATGCCTCCACTAATTGAGACATCCCAAGCATAGATTTGACCTGCAGAAATAAAGGAAACTAACTTGCTGCTGTACAAAACTTCTGAACCATTCTTTAAAACTGACACTGTCCAGACGTTATCTGTGTAGCCCTGTAAAGCCTCCAAGAATATTTTAAAATTTAGGTTTAATCCTGTGTTTAAAGGCTGCGCTTTATTCCATGTGAATCGAGTGCCTGAGTTAGTAATGGTGAATCCTGAAGTCTCTACGGATGTAAATCCTAGCAGATGGGTAAAGTCAGGATCTGTAGTTACCTCTTGCTGAAATAGGTTAGTAGTTTGATTTAGTAGGGTAGTGCTTTCCCTTGTGATGGTCTTCTCTGCCGTGATCAGTAGCAACTTTCTAAAATAGAAACTTTCAAAGAAAGGTGCAGTTAGTTGAAAGTTAGCCTCGGAGAAAATCCGCTTGAGAATCTCCGTGACAAAAACAGCAGGCTTGAAGTTCTTGATAGGGTAGGTGATTGAGTCAACTGAATAGCCATAATCTACCAAAGGGTAGACATAGTTCTGCGCACCTTCTACCCACTCAGTCCTATTCCAAGAGTTCTGAATATTGGTTCTATTCCATACATGGTCATAGTCCGCAAAATTTAGTTCTGCCAAAGTCTTATCACCCAACTCATGGAGGATATCCCGAAGCCTACCAAACATATTGACCTCATAAGTGATATCTCCTTCCCTAGAATTGATCTTAGACATCCTCAAAACCCCGTCAAATATCTTGACGTTATCAAGGAAGATCTGCGCTTTTGCCTGTTTAGCAGGGTTAAAGTTTACCCCGATATTGACATCTTCCTCATAGTAGTCATTATTCACAGAGATATCAAAGATATTCCCAAAAAGGCTCTGGTTTTTTGCCGTGTTTGGCAGGATAATAGTCTTTGAATAGGAAGTATTTCTCCTCTCAATGTCGCTAACATCAGCCACCGAGAAGGTGAAATCAACATCGATATCTCCAAGGGTATCCGCTTCGATCCCTTCTACGAATAGCCTTGCGCTCATATTACCTGTCTGGTGTTTAGTAGTTGGAATTCTACATCTATTTCTAGGTTGAATAACTTATCCGAGGCAGTTTTCTTCACCTCGTATGTGGTAGCGTTAGGCTTCACCGGTATCCATGAAGGAGTGATGTAGTTATCATTCACCAAGTTCAAATAAACCAAAGGGGAAGAGTAAAGTTCCCTTAGTAGTTCCGCCTGCACGTCATTAATGTAGTCCGAAATGATTCTCCAATTCTGTGTTTCCTTAGTGAAGTAGATAGGGTTCACGTTCTTCACCACTATCCCATTAGCCTCATAAATATCCCCGTTATAGTTTCTCTCATATCCCTTCTTTTCAATCTGAAAAGTAGTCTTATTCACTAGGTCAAAGTTGAAGAAATCATAAACCCCGTATTTATTAAGGTAGGCTATACGCATAGGATCGTACCTGCCACAAGATTGAGTGTATAGGGTTGCAAATTTGTACCTCCTTGCAGAGCCGTTATTCCAATTTACGAATAGTTGGATAGATGCCACACTACCGCCATAGGTCAAAGGAGTGATCTGAATGTAGGTAATATGCGGACTTGTTACTGTGGTAGGTGTGATATAGTAGGTCTGAGTTGTAGCGTTTGTGTAGGTTACCAATAGTTCGACATTGGTCAAAAGACCTGTATTGATAAAGCCAAAAACCTGAGCATCGGTCTCTCTTAGTTTGATAGTATCCCATGCTGTCAAAGGCTTGTAGACTGTGTTGCTAGATCCCCAATATTGAGCCTGGCCTGAGTACCAATTCTTCAACTCAAGCAAAGGCAAAGCACCGGCGAAAGCATACTTGGTTTCACTCACTACTTCGCTTGCTAGGACTATCACAAATTCCCCATCAACCTCATAGTATTCGTAGCACTTCAGGTAGTATCCCTTAATAGCATTCTTTGAACTTGAGGAAGTAGCAGTCTCATAGAACCCTTTGCTGTAGGTAAAGTCTACAGAGACGTACTTAGAGACATCGAACTCCACAGGATCTCCAGGATCAGCAGGGCTGTCATAGTATGCAGTAGTCACGAGTTCATCATCTGAGTTATATACTTTGACCACATACTTGAAACCGATCTCCTCAGAGTTCGTGCTGCTTATCGTGTAGTTGATCCGATTGAATGCCGGAAGGATATCGATACTTGGTTCTACTAGGGTTATCATTTGCTTATTCTTAAAACGAGTGAATCACTTCCAATGGTTTGAATGTCGACATTGAATTCAGGTGTCGCTTCATCGATTGATTTCTTGATGAATTGCCTTCCTTCAATACCATACTTTTTGATGTAGTAGGCTAATCTCTTAGCACTTGTTGAAATCTGAGGAAGTACATTTCTGCCCTCTATCAGGTTAGTTGCTTCAATCTCCATGTTCTTCCGTTGCATCCATCCCTGCAACTGCTGCAAGGCTTCAGGAGGCATCCCGTAAGTCTTGAATTGGTAGAACTTTCCCTGATCATTCTTGTAGGTCTTCCGCCTGTTTTGAATACCCCTTACCCCCTTATCTATGTAGTCAGCATAGTCTACCCCGATTCCAATCTCAAGCCTGTATCCTGTCTTTGTTTCCTTTACCCCGATAACAGAAAAAGAGGAAGACAATCTACCTGAATCCGCAGGTGTATTTTTGGCTAGGTTTTCAACTATGTTGATGCCTAGTTTGGTCATGGCATCGCTCACGTTTTTGATTAACGTGCCTTCTACAGCAGCAATGTATTCGCTAGGCTCAAGTTTCCTTCCGCCTATGTTTAAATTCGCTACTTGAGTTTTTGTTGCAACTGCCATTTTTTTAGTTGTGCTTCTTTATCCTTGTTGTAATCCTTCAAATATGCTAGGGTATTCAAGTACTCCACTACCCTCAGATCATAGGCATCATTCACTTTGATGTTCTGGAAGTCTGCGACCTGCTTAGTGCTAAATACCCAGCCCCACCTTGCCATAAATCCACTACCTTCTTCGCCATCTCCTGATTCACCATTGAGGAGATTATGGTATTGCTTATTAATTCGCTGAATAATTGACAAAAAAAAAGCATACAAGCATATACTTCTATGAATTTTGCCCCTAGCAAATCATCTGCCACCACGTCATGAGGCACTACCCCATAGCCCTGATATTTCTTCCCTTTCATCGGTAGAAAGAAGCAAGCAGCAATCTTATTCAACTGCATGATTTCACCGCTAAAAGCAAGAATATCAATGTACTGACCTGCCGTGATCTCGTGTAGTTCATGGCAGAATTTATACCTATTATCCCCTACCTGCAAATAGTCTACAGGTTTGGTCTGTGGAATATTATTAAAGAAATCCAACTTCTCTGCGTAGGTATGCATGAGATCTCGATACTTGTATGTATCATAATGCTCCTCACTTTTACCCTCCACGATAGCAAGCATTTTGGCCTGCTTCTCAATGATATTCAGATTTGCATTTGTTTCGATATCGTACAGGCTGATGAACTGCCCGACAGTCAATTTATCCCACATGATTAGAAATATATTTTTAAGGTTTGATGTATTTATCTGAAGGAGTACTTCCCTAGGTGACTATTGGAGATCTTATTCACCACCGAATACCTGAGAGCATCCAAGGCATGGTTGAAATTATCCACGGGCTTATTCGTGATCTGCCCATTCTTATCCTCTATGTACTTGTAGTTTCTTAGTTCCTTAATCAGGTTGTAACTTCCCTCGGTTGCATAAAGGTTGTATCTCCTGATTATATCTATCCCTAGATTGATAGCACCTTTCACCACAGGCTTGACATTCCATCCCATCCGGTAGATTTCTTCAATGCTTTTAGGCTCGGCTGAATCGGCAAATATTTCATTAGCCTTTTCTAGTCCTAGGCTCTGCATCTCTTTGGCTATGTCCTGATTGGTCATCCCTGTCCTGTAGATCAGTTCATCTACATACATAGAATCCTCAAGGATATAAGTCCTTACCAATGCTGTAGGATCGTTGCTAAATCCAAAGTCCAAACCATAGGCTACAAGTTTAGCCTCCTTTGGTATCTGCTTGGTAGTACTGAAGGTATATACTAGGGATCGGCTCTGCCCCCTTTCCCCTAGCCCGTAGACCCTCCAATAGTTTTCATCTATCTCCTTGAGCCTTTCAATTTCCGCCTTGATCTCAGCCCCTAAAAATGGGTTATCCTTGTAGGTAGTCTGATAGAATTCTACATCCTTTCTAGGTAGCACCTGGTCATAGATCCAATGGAATTCCTCCGAAGGGTTGAAGTCAATGATCACCTTCTCATTTGTACGGAAAAGCAACTGCTGCCAATCTTCAAAGGTCAACTCATTCGCCTCATTTGCGAATAGTAGATCTCGCTTTCTACCCCTGATTTTTTGAGGCATATCAAGGGAGATGAATTCTATTGTGTTGCCGTTTAACTTGTATTCAGATGCAGTCTTTGAGTGGTCATCTTCAGAATATATCTCGTGATCCTTGAGGATAGTCAAAAAGTCACGCATGACAGTACCCCTCAAAGCAGGGTAAGTCTTCCTGCAGATCGTGATTATTTTCCCAGTGTTCTTTTCGCAGTATGAAAAAATAATCCAGAGAAGGATATTGTAGGTCTTCCCTGATCTCGTGCCACCTTGCTGTACTACTATCTTGCTTTTGCTACTCTCAAGATGGCGAAATACCTTATTTGTCTTTATACTAATTGCCGTCATCCACGATCTTCACCTCGAATACCTTTTTGCCATCTGCTCCGGTAATCTCCTGCCGTTCTACATAGCCCCTCTTTTTAAGTTTGGTTTTGCAGGCGAAAATGATAGCAGTAGTATCTTTGTCCTTGATCTTTTCTACTAAGGCATCCTCCACAAAATCAGCAAAGTCTTCATCAGGCTCAATGGATTCCAATGCAGATAAAAACTCAGGATCTTTGACCTTCCAATCGTAGAAAGTCCCCCTGTCCATATTGGTAGCCTTGCAGGCCTTTGATATATTACCAAAGGCCTTTTTATAGGCTTCAAGAAATGCTTTCTTTTTTAAGTCCATTTTGTGGATTTTTGTCTATTTAGTTGCTATTCTCTTCTGTAGCCTCAACTACTTCTACTTCTTTTTCCTCTACTTTGTTGGCTATCCCTGCATCATCTAGCAACTTCTTAAACAAGTAAGCAAGTTGAAAGATTCCTTCTTCTTCATCTAGGGTGATACTTACTACCTTTTTAGGGCTATTGAAATTCAATTGAAAATTTGACATGATTTTTTTGATTTGATGTTTATGTTTTCTTTTTAATCCATCCACTTGCCATGAGTCCTGAGATGCCAAAACCTATGCTTCAGCACCTCAAAGATCAGGGATGTAAGGCTGTCAGATTCATAGAATCCTTCCTCCACTTCTAGTTTGAACTTTGCCATAGTTAGAAGGGTAGATCGTAGTCCTCAGCCTGGTAAGGAGTAGCAGGTGCAGTATTTTTGATAGGCCATTTTTCTTCCATTTTCTTAGCCTCCACCTCTTTCTTGTAATCATTCAAACTGATTGCCACATCCTTTCCGTATTCATTCGGCTTATCGTAGATGTTTACATTTAAGTTGACATACTTCTTCCCGTTGTAGGTGTATGCGTGCGCCTCGGCATCTGATAGGCATAGTGAAGCCGTGATCCAGGAATCGTTTCTTTTCTTCCCGTTTCCTAGTCTGGTTTTTGGTTTGTTGTCCATGTGTTTATTTATTTGGTTTTTCTTCTTCTCTTGATTGGCTTGTTTTCTATCACCGGTGTCTCTGTAGTAAATGCTACCTCTACCTCCTGCAAAGCCTGTGCTGCTTCCTCTTCCTGCTGCTTTCTGTACCAGGTAGTATTTTGGTCATTTGTGTACCATCCGTAGAGGTAATTAACTAACTCAGCCCTGCAACTACTGCACCAATGGCTGAAGTTGTGCTTCGGGTTGACGTAGGTAGTGTATAGGTGAATAAGTTCCGCATATACTTCCTTGCTATAGTTGCGAATGAAAGCGTGCTTTTTGTAGCACTCGTATAGTTCGAAATGCTTCTTGAATAGTTCGTGATCTTCTGGAGTCATGATTGAAATTTGTTAGTGAAATGATCCTCCACATTTAGGTAGATGAAGGGTACTATACTACTTATAAATATCGCTTCTAGCAAATCCGTTTTTAAAATTAGAAAAAAGAGACTAATCCAAAAGGACATACAGAAGGAGCATGAGAAAGGCTTGACTAGTTTCCGCTTTGTTACCCTTGTAAATACCGCAGGAATATTTAGGATGTAGAAGTAAATCAAGGTTATCCCGATTGACCCTAGTATACTAACTGCTGCTTGATACATTTTCTGATATTTTTAATGGTTATAAAAATTGAAGTATGTGGTATGCCCGTCTGCTTTGATACCTTCCTAACTGATCCGAGTTCCACATACATCTTGAGGATCTCCTGATCGTACCAATACAGCCCTTCTACTATCTTTGAAATTGAATCTGCTACTGCTTGGCTGTTGTCTATCTCCTCCTCTTCCTTGATGAACTTGACTATGTCTTCAACCGGCACAAGGGCTGCATACATCCTGCCAAACTTTCCGTACTTTGAATTCGTTTGATTGCAGCAGATCCTGACAATCCAGAACTTGAAAACCTGCTTTCCTTTGGCTTCTAATTCCCTGAGTTTTTCCTGATCGTATTCTAGCACTATGACCGCTACCTCTTGCCGTAGATCTTCCCATAGATCCTTACCTATGTTCTGAAAAACATATTTAAACTCCTGATCATATAGCCATCCGATCGCTTTCATTTTAGGCTAATTACTTCGCCTGTGGGAAGCCCTGCATAGTCGCAAAGCCATCCGTTCCATTCGAACCTGATCTCTTTCTCACGGCCTTTAAATGAAGCCGCAAGGAGTCTAATCTGCTGCTGTACTATTTCAATACTTTGAAAACTGCCCTTTCCCTTATTCATCCACTTAGACCACTCTCCACTTGAAAGCCTGTAACGGATCTCAAGGGAATAATCTAGTCGGGATTTTGGGAGCATTCTAGGCATTCTGTTTCTTTTCTCTGATTACAACTTCTAATCCTATAGCCTCACATATCATTCTAAGATTGAAAAGGCTGATAGATTCCCATCCATTCTCAACTTGATTGATAGGTGCATGGCTTATGCCTAGTTTCTTGCAGAGTTCTAACTGAGTAAAGCCGCTTTTCTTCCTTGCTTGCCTGATAAATCTTCCTTCTTCTACGCTCATTTGGTTTGTTATTTTATACGAATATATGATAAAAATTAATATCCAAGGTAAAAGGATGAATTTTGTCTAATCTGTACAAAATCCTGCTTGACATCCGCTACCTGTTCCAAAGAAGAAATCCTGTTGCAAACCTATTGTTTTAATCTGCTCATAGGACATCTCCTTCTTCCAAGTCCCTTTTACTTCTTGATTTGCGAACCATTGCATCTTATTGGTTTCATTATCCCAATTCTTTCTAAGTTGCTGAACAGGTTTCCAAAAGCATCCAACACAGTTGCTGTCTTCAGGAAAAATAATTCCGCTTTTCTTAGCCCATTGGTAGATAGGGTAGTGAGTTATCTTATTTTCAATCAAAGGAAAATATCCTTCCCTCCATTCTATTTCTTCCCATCTATTTCTAGTGCCTCTCTTTCCTACTATTCCCTTGAATGAAGTGCTGAATCTTTCTGCCCTTTCCTTTTCATCATATCGAAAGCCTACTCCCATCTTCACCTTCTCATTTACATTTTTAAACCACCAATCGAAAATAGGTCTTAATTTCATTTCAGAAGTACAGAATCTCCATTGTTGATTTGGAATCACCGAAGCCTTTTTATTGACCTGCTCAAATGTTTTTCCAGCAACCCAAATAATCTCACTTCCTAGTAACTGCTCAAGGTCTCTCATGGCATACAGAGTAAAATCACTTTCTGCTGTGGCTATGAAATCTTTCCCTAACTTTTCAGATGCATATTTCACTATGCTTTCATCTTTTGGTTTGCAGTTAATATCTTCAATCTGCACTAATGCAAAAATATTGAAATCAGCAGGGTAGTGAACTGCTAGATAGGAAGACGTTTTGCCTCCACTTAAACTATTGATAGTTTTCATATTTAAAAAGGTAGCATTTTATAAATCCCCATCTGAATGAACTCTTCTCCTTTCTTCACTATGCACTTCCTGACATTCAACTCAAAGACCATTTTATCATTAAATCCGTACTTCTTTTGCGCTATGTCCATGAGTAACTTGACCGGATTATCTAGATCACTTGCTTTGTTACTGAACCCAAAGAAGAACTCTACCCGTAGCATTTCATCCGTTTCAATCTTAGCCTTCGGCATCATCAAAAGCATTGAACTTTCATACTCCTTGTAGGCAGGTGTTTTGAATCTCTTACCCTGCCATGCCAGATTCACAGACATAGGCTTCTCATTGATCTTGAATTGTATCATCTGCAGGCCTTATAGATTAGATCCATCCCTATAGTATACAGGGCTACTATCACCATAAACAGAAAGCCTACTTCAAATTCAAAATGAAACAGGGTAAATATCGAAAGCAAGGTAGACTGTATGCTGAACAGATCCTGCTTTGAAGGTGTGAAACTCTGGATTATCTTTTTCATTTTTTAAATTTTTGAAAGCCATTGTGAGTAAATCTCTGTAGCAATTTGTGCAGTCATTACTGGAGGCACAGACATTCCTACTAAATAAATTACTTTATTCTTTTTGAAATCATAATCTAATGGATAAGTTCCTATCATTTTTATTTCATTCTCTTCTATTCTGTACGGAACATCTTTTTTAACATGTTCAGATTCATCATTTGCACATAAAGTCAATGAGACCTTTTCATCATCTATAAATTTTAACCCGAATCTATTTATTTTATTATTTAATCTCATATTAATTTCTCCGAAATCATTATCTGTAGGAAGTCTTTCTTCCCAAAGTAATCTGGTCTGACAAGTCAATTCTCTTCCCATGATTCCTGTTTTTAATTCTTTATAAAGTATTTCAGGTTCATCAAAATTTAAACTTAATTTAGGAAGAGATGTAAAGAAATCAACTTGCTGAAGGAAAGGATTTGCAATATCTTTTCTCATGCAAATAAAGAATACTCTTTCCCTTCTTTGTGGTACTCCCATTTTTGAGGCATCAAGTAGCCAATGCTGGCAGTAGTATCCTGCCTGGTCAAACTCCTTATAAATCTTTTTAACGTACTCAATAGCATTTCCTAGAAGTAAGCCCTTAACATTCTCAGCCACTACTACTTTTGGCTGCAGTTTTTTTGCTAGATCAATAAAATCAAAAAACAAAGTATCAAGGACTTGATCAGCCTGGCCTTCTCTAAATTTCTTTTCCTTTCCCCAATCGGATTCCCTATTCCCTGCCATAGAGAACGAACTGCATGGAGGTGATCCGTCAAGTATGTCAAGGTTATAAAGTTCTTCTGGAAGATCATCTCTAAGTTTAAAGGTTTGAATACCCTCAAGAAAAGAATACTTTGGATTGTGATTAGCCTTGTATGCTTCCATCATTTTAGGATCAATCTCATTGCATCCTAGAACATCAAACCCGGCTAACTTATAGCCCATTGTAGAGCCTCCACCGCAAGCGAAGCAGGAAAAAACTTTGCCTTTATCCTTAGTGAATACTGCATCCTTTAGATTCCATTTGTACGGGAATCTGTGCTTATTGTCTTTCATTTAAAATGGTGTTATAGTTTCTTGATTGAATTCAAAATCTTCTATCCCTGATCTGTGAAACTTCTCTACTCTTGGCTCTTGAACCGGTTCTGAACCGGTTACTTTTTTCGCATTCTCAAAGTAGTCAAAGCCATCCTTTCCCATGTACCTATTCTTCTTTCTATTGAAGTCTATCTCAATCTCAAAAGGTACGCCTACCAATTTCTGCTTCTTGATCTTATCCGTTTTGATGATTACTGTGGTATCATTCGGATCAGTAGCCCTGTTAGGTCTCCATACTGAGATCGAGTTATCTGTAGAGTCTGCAAATGTTCCACCGCCTTTGATTTGGTATAGGGAAGGTGGAGGGTAGTTTCCATCCTTCTCCTTTCTAGGTGTTGTCTGGTGCATGACTAGGTGATAGGATATATTATTCTTTCGCGTGAAGTTGATTCGATCCATCATAAACCTAGAAGCATACAGGTGTTCTGGCTCTCCTGCTGTCATCTCGTGCCGAATCTTGATGTATGGATCTACCACTACAGCCTTCACGTCTTTCTCCCATACTAGAAACTCGAATACTGATTCAATCTGCTCAATGGTAAAATCAGGCACCCCATTCTTTTCCGGATAGACAAAATAGAAAGAGTCCTTTACCATGTCAAAAGCCTTGAGGTATTCCTGCTCACTCACATCAAAATTCTTGTAGAATCTATCCGTACTTTTCCCAAGGATTGTGTGGATGATGTCATCAAAGAATTCATCAGGTGGGTAGTTTTCAGGGCTGAAAAAAGCGAACTTCCATCCCTCATTAATTGCCTTTAATACGCATAGAAAAATTAGGAACTGAGACTTCCCTTCATTGTTATATCCTGTCCACAGGTTAAATTCTCCTGCCTTCCAAGACCACATTTTATTTTGAATACCTCCACTACTGATTTGATCTAAGTCCCTTACATAGGTCTTTGATCCTGCCTCCTTACCTTTCCTGAAGTTCTGCAGCATTGAATCTCTCTGCCCTGCAAAGGTTTTGATTGAGGCTTCGCAGAAGTCAAGGTCAAAGGTCTTATCTGATTTCTTTTTCATTCAGCAAAGTGTTTATCTATGTTTTCCTTCATCTCCTGGTACGCATTATTTCTTTCTGCTACATCTCTGAACCATTGCTTCTCAAATTGATTCCTGATCCTCATTTCATCTTGAAGCATCAAGGTAGTACCTTTTACCTCATAATCCATTAAATTAATAAGATTAATATACTTTTTTTGTAAGGAGTACAGCCTCTTGAGATTAATTTCCATCAATGCCCAGTTCTTAGTTCGCTGTGCCTGTACTATCATGCCCCAAATATCCCTATTCAGTTCATTCATTTTCTGGATATCTTTCGCTTCCATTACCACCAATTATCTTTAAAATTTGACTTTGCGTACTTAGGTGCTTGTACTTCTGTGCTTCCACTATATCCTGTACTTGCATTATTCTTCAGGTAGAGATTGAATGAGTTCTGTGCTTTACCTATAGTCATTGCTTCTCCTTCCTTCAGGATCTTCCAATTCTTAAATGCTTCCTTTACCTTCTTTTCATCTAGGTTATAGATATACTGCATTCTAATAAAGTAACTTCTTTGCATTGGCTTTTCCTTACCCATCTCTTCCTCTACTTCATCCAAAGAAATCAAAGTCTCTTTACTTATTTCATTCTTTAATTCTTTTACTTCTTTAGTTGGTTTCACTTGCGTTTCACTTGCGTTTCGTGTGCGTTTCACTTGCGTTTCACTATCGTTTCGCTCACCTTGGTAAGTATCATATTTACAGATAGTTAGCCGTGTTGTAACCGTTTCGCTTTTTAGCACGATCATTGAATCTTTTTCAAGCATTTTTAAAAACCTCAAAACCTTAGACTTATTGATTTTCCATCTATTCGCCCAAGTTTCATAGGAGTAAATTACCTCACCCCTATTAACTTCTAAAAGTTGACCCTTAATCAAAACCTTCTTTGGCTCTATGTTAGCCGACATCAAAATGTCAAGCCACCATTTTAAATACTCCGGCTTTGACCAGACCCAATGCTCCTGAAGTTGTCTGTGTACTTTAATCCATCCGCTCATTTTTTGAAAATAAAAAAGCCCGACAGGTGGAAGACTGCCAGGCTCAGGTTAGTTTTAACCTATGGAATCATTCTCGCTTCCACACAGGAATGATTCTTGAATGCACGAATATAGAAACTTTTTTTAATTATCCTACTAGATGCCTCTTTTTTAATTCAGCAAATACAGTTCCGTAGCATCTACCTAATTCAATAGCAATCACCTTTATCGGCTTTCTGTCCTGCCATCCTTCAAAAATCATCTGCTTTTCCTCTTCAGTTACCCTGCGCCTTTTCATGCTTATCTAGGATTTCTTCTACAGCATTCAGGCAATCATGGAAGATGCTTCCTCCTTCATCGATAGCAGTATGAAGCCTTTCGAATAAGGTCACGAACTCATGGAACTGCTTGATAGTCGCTTCGCCATTATCGTAGCCTTCTAGGTATCTGAAAGCCTGCGTAGACTTTTTCTTTAAAGCGTTAATCATATTCTTGTGCTTGGTCTGCAAATCCAGGTCAAAGAACTTGAGCATAGATACATCCTCATAGTAATCAAGCATGATCTCCTGCAGGGCTAGGTACACCAAGTACTTCTGAGTACTACGGTGATTTAGTTCGGTGATGATTTCTTCTCTGGTCATTTGTTCAGGTAGTATTTTGCTATACGTTTATCATTTACATTCACCATGTCGGTGACAATGTCAAGCCCTTCCTCCCGTAGGTTGGCAATCCTTGCGGATAACCGGAAGCAGCCGAACATATTTAAGGCATCTAGTTGAGTAATCGAGTAGCCATTCAATAGCCACCCCTTGATCAAGGCAGTCTGTGAGTCTGTGGATTTCATAGCGAGTAGATTAATTTTTTAGCAGCATTTAGGTGTGAAGTGAATTCCTCTTCTGTGATCTCTTCTAGGTTATCAGATTTGAGAATGTAGGTAACATATCTAATATGTTCTACCTTGATAGATGGCCACAATTCAAGGGCTACCAAGTTATCAAGTTTATCCGTGTAGTAGTTGACTGCTATGACTGCCGAATCTGAGAGCAGTTTGTAGTGATAGTACTTATTCAAGGTGAAGTACTTTGGGATTGAGACTTCGCTCTCTACTTCCTGAGTTTGTGTGATTTTGATTTTGAAATTTTCCATAGGTGTTTTGGTGTTTAGATTAAAGTTTCATTCCTAGCATATAGCCTAGGGCAAAGATTGGAGACATGGCTACGATGAAGTAGATGATTTTGCCTGTGATTTGAAGTGCTTTTTTCATGGTGTAGAAGGTAAAGCCCCGAAGGGCTGTGATTAGTTAAGGATTTTAGCAGCCCACTTCTCTGCATTCTTGAAATTTGAAAAGAACTTAGATTCTAGAACTTCAGATTCTCCCTGATAAACTTGACAATATAAAGCAATTACTGATTTTTCTCCATTTTGTCTGATCATCACTTCTTTTTTTCCTGTTGAGTTTGTTAAAATTTTCATGGTGTTTTTTGGTTAGAGTTATTTGATAGGTCAAATATCTTAGGAATAAATTAGAAAACAAAATATTTCAACAAAATTTTTGAATTAATTTTTTATTCCGTGCTTCCTTGATAACCAGAGTGACATTCTTCACGGGCAAATCTAAATCCTCTGCTATCTCGTAATTGTTATAGCCCCAACAGGAAAGGGTTATTATCCTGTTGACCTGATCCTTTGGCAGTACTTCCATCAAGTTGCTCCTTGGATTGCTCTTGTTTACTAGCAAAATCTTATACAGGATGTACTGCACCACGATATTCTTGACCCCCATGATCTCGGCAATCTTATTTCTTGTATAGCCTTGGGTGTATAGATCCCGTACAAGGGGTGCTAGGCTTTGGTATTTGCAAGCAGCCATATTCTTTCAAAGGTTTCATTAAATGGAAGTTTTTCAGTTTGGTAGGTAGACTTCACTCCTTTTGGGGCAAGGTCTCCTGGTCTCTGTATTTCTTTGCCTAGGTATTTCATTTGATTTCGTAGTTTTTTTCATAGTATTCTTCACCTGATTCTTCTTTTGGATTGTCATTATGGTAGCCATAATCAAACCCCTCACAAATACCTTGATCGTAGGCATCAGTTATTTGCCGCTTTTCTTTTTTCTTTGCTTCATTTAAAATCATTTGCCAGGTAAATTTGTCTTTTGGTATTCCCCAAAGTTTTTCAAATAGGTAGTCTACTGCTGTCTTTTTCATTTGATCTGTAGGTTGAAGTTTTCTACTAGTCTAGCACCCGTGATAGAGTAGCCTTCCTTGATTGCTTTTTTGATTGCTACTTTGTCCGCTGTGATTGTGACCTTCTTGACCTGCCAATCTACGGGCAAAGCCTCAGGGATTTCTACCTCCACCGCTTCTGATCTTCTTAGTGAGATCTTGAATAGTGGGCTTTCTATCTTTTCTATTCCGCTTACTAGCATGGCTTTCTTGAGGCTTTCTGTCAACCATGTGACCTTCTTATCCCTGCTTTCTTTCATTGCCTTGAGACGCTTTATTTCGGCATCTATTTGATCCGCTTCGCTTTGATAGTTGGCTATCACCTTCGCATAGTTTATGCCTTTGCTTTGAAGTTGCTCTTGATTGATTAGCAGTTCTGCTTCTAGTTCTGGAGTTAGTTCCTCGGTTTCAAGGAGGGCAGCCAAGTACTGCGCCTCCTGTGTGATTTGGTATAGGTTCATATCAGTCCTTCTAAGATGTCTAATTGATTTTGATTAAATGTATACTTGCTCATGGCCTCTTTAGCCTGCTTCTTTTGTGAATCTGTTCCGTTCAGATATCTAACTATATAGGCAAACTGCTCTTCTGTAGGTGCTACCTTTGTAGATGCTTTTGGCTGATGGTCATTTGTTGAATCAGGATCTTTGGTATCATCAATCAGGAATAAACCATTCAATGCGTACTTTCTAGCATAGGATGAAGATGACCCAAATGACTGTGCTATGTCCATGCCTTTACGATTTATGTCAATGCCTGCCTGAGCAGTAACCGCTCTGCCTTCCATGTCCTTCTGAATTGAAGCAGTTGATTCAATAAATACTATACCTCCTACTTCCTTAACTTCATCTTCAATTATCAAGGTGCATTCATACTTTAATAGTAAAGGCTTCACCGCTTCTAAGATGTCTTCTACTGACCTGTACTTGTACTTGCCGAAGGAATTAAATTGATTCTTTGGGGCTTTCAATTCTGCCTGAATTTTAATAAGTTCTTTCATTTGGTTTGTGTTTATTTGGTTAATAGTTTCTTTCAATTTGGATTTCTAATTCCATGAGAATCGAAGCAGTAGGCTTTACCTCTACTACCTTCTCAAGATCTTCATCATAATAGGACAGGCTAGTAGTGTGATCTATGCTGATCTCTATTTCGCCATAGGCAGGAGCATACTCGCTTTCATCTTCTCCTGTGTGTTCTATAGTGTAGTCTCCTTGCCAGACGTACTCCCTACCTTCGTAGGTGAATTCAATCTCTTGATCGTAGAAATTTTCTGTTTCGTAGTTCATTGGTTTTTTGTTTGGGTTAATAATGAAACAAAAATAAAAGGTATTTATTAAAAACAAAAATAAATCTGAAAATATTTTCTACAAAAAGTGAGATTTTTTCAGAGTGTGGTTTTTTATCCCTATAACTTGCCAAAAAAAACTATGGAAGAAATCGAGATCTTGAATCCTTTTGGATACGGAAGGGCTTCAAAAGTCATGGATGAAAATCGAAAGCCTGCGGAATGGTGGGTAGACTACATTCAATTCAATGAGGTAGTGAGTGAGAATGAGTTTTACATTCTTTTTGAGGATGGTTTCCTGATCAAGAAGGGAAGGTCAAAATTCAAATCAAGCCAATACCTGAAAGGGGATAGGTTCAAAACTTTCAAGGAGTGCCATGAGTTCACGTTCTAGATCCTTCTTTAAAGTAGTAGGATTTTCTCTTATCTTTGCACTCATAGTCATAGCCATCTTTGAACTCTTCTACCAATGAATGATTTTGCAAATAAGATTTTATCTTACCTTTTAGAAATTCGTGAACTTCTAATTACTAAGAATCTCAAGTATGGGAATTCTGCCCTTGAGCCTATAGGCATCTTCTCAAAACTAGATCCTAGGGAAGGTCTTCTTATCCGGATAGATGACAAACTCAAGCGGATAAAAAACGGCAGCCTGGAAAAGGATGATGAAGATGTGATCAATGATCTGATAGGCTACCTAGTCCTACTCAAGATTCAAACACAAGAGGAAAGGTACAAAAGGAATAGGGATAATAGGCTGAAAAATAGGATAGCAAACGAGGACTAGTCTATATTCATTTGCATATAATCTGCCAAATTCTTAAAAAAATATATCTTTTGGCATATAAAAATGAATTAACTTTTAGTAAAAATTCATGCACTTTTTCGGAAAAAATCCGAATTAATCTAAATCATTTTCCTGATCTAGGTGTAGGATCTCAGTCCTAATATCTTGATACCTGCCCTTGATCAAGCAGGAAGTATTGTCATAGAAGTAAATGATCTGGATATCATGCAGTAACTCCTGCACATATTGGATGTCCCCGATCCTTACCATCCTTCTAGACCATTCATGCTGAACCTCTAAGCCTAGAGATTTCCAGTCAATGGTTTGGCCTGATAGCATGACTTCGATTTCAATCCACATTTAGAATAGTTTTTTAGATACACCTATCTGATGCATTCCTTGTAGTGGTTGGAATTGGTATTCAAACAAGTACTTGTTATCCAAGTAGGAAACTTTTGCGCTAGGTTGCAAAAGAGAATTTACTCCGGCACCTAAATAGATTCCCTTCGGCTTTATGATTTTTGTCTCTGTTTTTGTTTCGGTTATTGTGTTCGTAACCACAGGTATTTTGAAATCGTTTGTAGCAGTCATTTTAAGGACTTCTCCAAGGACTTCTCCGCTTACATTGGTACTTCCATAGTCCGAAGGAAAGGAGGTCTTAAACAGGCTTATTTTAGGCTTATATTCTTTTAGTACTGTATCCCTTAAAACCTGAGTTTTTATCCTAGTTTTTGGCACATAAATAGTGTCCACTACATGAGAGTAAATTGTATCCGTTTCTACCTTCGTTTCTGTTTTGTAGACTGTCTCCTGCTCAGGTCTAGGGTAGATCACAAAAGCAAGGATCACCCCAATCAAAAAAGAGATAGTAGCAATCCTGATTCGTTCATCGTCAAGCAGTTCTTTCATTGTGTGATAAATAGGTCTTCATCGTAAAACATAGCCCTGAATTGATCTCTGCACTTTTGTAAGGTTTGGTACTCCTCATCCGTGAGATCTTCGTACTTGATTTGGTTTCTCAGCCATTGGTCAAAGTCATAGGTGATAGACCTTAACTTCTGCCCGTTTATGGCTGCTCGGAAATCTTCCTCTTCCTCCGGTAGGTTGAATGATAGTTCTACTTTCATAGCGGAAACTTATGGGAATCTACTAATATTTCATAATTCTCTGAACCATCCCTTACTGATCTTCTGCCGTGCAGGGTTAGTATCCTACCGCCTACAGGCTTGACAGGTGCGCCCCTCTCAATATGCCATCCATGAGATCCGTCCCCGTACTCTTCTTTGTAAGATCCCGTGATAGCAAGGTGAATCTGCTTTTGTTGTAATTCGTAGACCCGCTTCCCTTGGTTGTAGTGGAGGCAGTCCCTAACATCATTTCTACTAGCATTCTCGTGAATGTGACCCATCACGAATACATCCATATTCTCATAGGTCTCTAAGGCTCTAGTCAAGTTGATAGCACCCTTTGTAACAATTCCACCTCCACCTGATCCATGAAAATACTTCAGGCTTTTAGTCATGAAAGTATTGCTTTTAATCTCGTATTTTAATACTATCCATCCTCCATATCCACCGGTAAAAACATTGCTTTGATTCTTGTAGTTGAATAGGTCTACAAATCTCTGAAGGATGTCTGTCTCCTGGTATTTGATGATGGCAGTCTCATGATTGCCGTACCCTATCACAGTCAAGATAGAAGCATAAGGTGACCACCATTCTACAGCCGTTTCTACTATGCTATCCAAGTACTTTGCATTGTTATGTTCAGGAAGGATGTCACTTTTATTCCCTCTTCGATCTCCCTTGCCCTGCATTAAACAGAAAAAATCCCCATTGATAAAAACAGGAATTTGATTTTCAAGGCAATAGTCTAGATGTCTCTTGAGCATATCCCTGTCACACTTTGGATTATCCCAATGAAGATCCGAAAGAAGGGCTACTCTGTTTTCCTCTTTGCTTAGTGAAAGAGAATGCACATTCCGTGCTATTTTATTTAATTCCATTTAGGGAATATTTGGTTTCCTTTACTTTACGAACTTTTCAAACCTGCTCAATATGGTATCAGGGCTGAAGATTAAAACTAATCCGATACCTATCCCGAAGGAAGCATCAGACCAAGATACACTTTTGACAAAGACACTCAAGATACTAGCCAGAATTAGAATAATTCCTAGGGCTGTAGTCTTCCATGCTTTTAGGTTCTTCAATTTCATTGTACTATCCCTCTGTATTCCGCCTTCGCATCAAAGCATGGACAGGCTTTGTTTGCATTTGGAAAATCCCTATGCCCTTGAATGATTAGTTTCTTATTATCACTCCACTCTAATACCTCTTTTATGCACAACAAAATTGCTTTTTTTTGCGCATCGGTTCGGTTGTCAATCGGCTTTCCTTCCTTGGTTATCCCTCCAATGTAAGAAATGTGAATTGATTCCTTATTGAAACCCCTTACCCCGTTTGCTATTCCGTTAAAATCCATTAGCCTGTGAATAGTGCCATTCGCTTCAATCAGTAGATGATAGCCTGGAGACTTCCATCCTAGCGTATCTTTCCAATGCCTTTGAATGGCTGCCACGGTAGCAGTAGGTTGAGATGCTGTGCAATGGATCGCAATATATTTAATAGGTCTTTTCATCTTCCTTGACCCCTGTACTTTTTAGGTCTGCTTTCGTTTTTTGCATAGGATTTTTTAGCCTTCCCTTTTCTTCGCTTCCCAAATGCAGAAGCCTTCTGAACACTACTTCCCTTCTTCATCTTTCCTGCTGTCAAAAATTGCCTTTTCGTTTTTGATTTTATACACTAGCCACACGATTGAAAGCAGCGAAATAATCATAGTCAATACCACATTCAAGAAGTCTATTCCTATGGCTTGGAAAACATTCGCAAGGACTGCTACGAGTGTGGAGGGTACTCCTATTTCATCTTTCTGCAAGATATTCATTTTATGATTCGGTAGGGATGGAACAAAGGTCTAAAGGCATAGGAGCAGTAACCTGTACAGAGATTGATACACCGGCTGTAAAGTC